GTGAATATAAATCTAAAGGATTTTTAGTAACAGGAGAGCCCGTCATTATTCTTCTATACTTAGTTTGAGTAGATAAATTTATAATATTTTTAGTTCTTTTGGCGTTAGGGTTTTTTATAGTAGTAGATTCATCAATAACCATTAAAGTATTATGAGAAGCTAAAAATTTAGCTGCAAAATCAGTTCCTTTAGTAGTACTTAATGCTTCAACATTCATAATTAAAATGTGAAATGTTTCTTCTGGTTCAAACAAAGAATCTAATTTTTCTTGCTGACCTTTAGTAATATTTGCTTGCCATAAAATAGTCACATTTTCTATATGATCTGGTAAATGAGTTGGAAGTTCTTGACTATACCAAGTACCTACAACACCTTTTGGTGCAACTATTAAAAGACCATCTATCTTGCCTTTATCATAGAGCATAGCAGCATTATCAATTAATACTTTAGTTTTACCCGTACCCATTTCCATAAAATAGGCATAAGTTTCCCTATTCCACGATTTTTCTAAAGCAGTTAATTGATGCTTATATGGTTTTGTTTTAAATTTATATCTCATAATTTTTTTCTTTCTAGTTGACAAGATAACAATTAAGACCTATATTGTCAAGCATGAAAGAAAAAATAGTTTACGTCATACAAGAAATTCCAGGTACCCAATCAGGTAAGCCTAAAATAAATATTATGGGCGCGTCTAAATATGGAGAATTTAAATTTCTGTTACCAGAATTTTCTCAAATAATTTTTTCTCCAGGTCCATTGGTTTATAAACTAAGACAAGGATTAAAAGATTTTAATGAAAATGATTATTTGCTATTGACAGGTGATCCTGCAATTATAGGTGTAGCATGTTCTATTGTTTCTGACATGACAAACGGTAAATACAATTTACTTAAGTGGGATAAACAGGAAAAAAAATATTATCCTATTGAAATTAACTTACACGAGAAAGGAAAAATAGATGATTGATTTTGAAAAAGACCAAGAGAATGTTTTGCAAAAAACTACAAACATTCAATCCTTGGCAGATCAAGTTGAGAAATTAGAATCTCTACAAAATAGACTTGAACTACAAGAGGACAATATAAAGAATACAAAAAAAGAATTAGAACATGTATCAGGAGAAGTAATTCCAACGATGATGTCAGAAATGGGATTATCAGAATTAAAACTTCAAGATGGTTCTCATTTAAAAGTTTCAACGTCGTATAGAGCAACCATAACGGGAGCAAATAAAGAAGCGGCGTTTAACTGGCTTCGTAACAATGGACTAGGAGATATAATCAAAAACGAGATATCCGTGTCTTTTGGTCGCAACGAAGATAACAAGGCAGCTGATTATGCTGCTCTTGCACAAGAGCGTGGGTATCAACCGACACAAAAGTTGAAGGTTGAGCCCATGACTCTTAAAGCGTTAGTCCGTGAGCGTATTGAGGCAGGTAAAGACATGCCAACGGAAATTTTCGGTGTATTCACTGAAAATAAAACAACAATAAAAAGGAAACAATAACTATGAACCAAGAAACAAGCATAGCTAAAAAAGAAAATGCAGGTGCATTGTCTACGAATATATTCGAAGCCGATGCAGGTGCTGGCTCTCAGAACATTACGCAAGAAGATCTTGCGTTACCATTTCTGAAAGTCTTAGGACAATTATCTCCAGAAGTTAATAAACAGAATGCTAAGTTTATTAGCGGAGCAGAACCTGGAATGATTGTAAACAGTGTGACCAAAGAGCTTTTTGATGGATCAAAAGGTATAAATATTATACCAGTCCATTATGAAAGACAATATGTCGAATGGCAAGACAGAGGTCAAACTGGAAACGCTCCCGTAGCAATTCATAAGGCAGATAGTGATATTGTGAGTACAACTACTCGCGATAAGTCTTGGAAAGATAGATTACCAAATGGTAATTATCTGGAAAATACTGCAAATCACTTTGTGATTCTTATGAGCAAAAGTCCATCAACAGCATTAATTTCTATGAAAGCTACTCAATTAAAAGTGAGTAGAAAATGGAATTCAATGATGATGGGTCTTAAGCTACAAGGAAAAAATGGCTTATTCACTCCGCCAACATATAGCCACATTTATAATCTAAAGACTGTTCAAATGTCTAACGACAAAGGAACATGGTTTGGATGGGATGTATCTAAAGTTGGTCCGGTTACAGATAAAGGTGTTTATACAATTGCTAAAAACTTTGCTGAAAAAAATAGCAAAGGTTTAGTGAAAGTTAAACACGGATCTGAAGAGATTAATTCTAGTACACCGTACTAGTCCAAGGAGATGGGCGGAGAAGCGAGAGTGAACCCGCCCATTAAAAAATTATGAATAAGTTTATACAGATATTTACAGGATTAGAACGTGCTCACGGGTACACTAAGATTAGCCAATCCAATGGGGTCGGAGAAAAAGTAAAAGGGCAGTCTTTTGTAAAAAGAGAGCAGGTCACAGAGAATCATTGGAGAGAACATCTACAAGGGACTAATAGTTTAGGTATTATTCCAATAAATGATGATAACAAGTGTAAATGGGGCTGTATAGACATAGATTCTTATGCAGGATTTGATCATAAAAAATTAATTCAAAAAATAAAATTATTAAAATTACCACTAGTAGTATTTAGATCTAAATCTGGTGGAGCTCATGTATTTTTATTTGCAAACGATTATGTAGAAGCAAAAATAATGAGGGATAAACTTACACAGATAAAAGCTGTGTTAGGTTATGGTGGATCTGAAGTATTTCCAAAACAAACAGAATTAAAATCAAAAGACGATACAGGAAATTTCCTGAACTTACCATACTTTAATGGTGATGATACAACAAGATACGCATTCAAGGACGACGGCACAGCAGCAAATTTAGAAGAATTTTATGAGATCTATAATAACGTAAAACAACTAGATATTGGTTTCATAAAAGTACAGAGGCCGCAGTCAGAATTTTCTGACGGGCCTCCGTGCATAGAAGTGTTAGCACAAAATAAAATTGGAGAAGGAGGCAGAAACAATACTCTTTTTCATTATGGTGTTTATGCAAAAAAGAAATGGCCAAGTGAATGGAAAAGTAGAATTACAATGTTTAACATTCAAGCAATGGAAAAACCGTTGTCTGATTCAGAAGTTTCAATAATCACTAATCAACATGAAAAAAAAGATTGGGGATATAAATGTAACGATGAACCAATGTGTAGTATGTGTGATAAAACATTATGTCGAACAAGAAAATTTGGAATAGGACAGGATACGATGTTTCCAGGCCTTACAGATTTACAGGTAATAGATCTGGAAGATCCTTACTATTATCTAAATGTAGATGGAGAAAGATTATATTTAGAGAATGTTAAGTACCTACGACAACAAAGTTTATTTCAAGAAGCATGTATGGTGCAGTTAAAATTTAGACCCCCTCCTATAAAAGAAAAAGATTGGGTATTAATTACAAATCAACTATTAAATAATGCAGAAGTTACAAAACCTGCAGAAGGAATGAGTACAGAAGATCAATTAAATAACCATCTAGAAGAGTTTTGTTTAAATAGGCAAGTGTCTACAGATAAAAATGATCTTAAAAAAGGTGGGGTTTGGACTTCAGAAGGCTATCATCATTTTGTATTTGACAGGTTTTATCATCAATTTTTAATGAGACGTAGATGGGATGTTGGTTATCAAAGAACAGGACAAATGTTAAAAGAAAAATGTGGTTGTGAAGATAAAAGATTGGGTAAAGAAAAATTGTCAGTTTTCATGGTGAGAGAATTTGATAAGAAAAAAGATGTATATAATAATAAAGAATTGAAGCCGAAGGATGTGTTTTAAATGGAAACAATAAAATTAGACGAAATAGTTTCAGATATTTTACCAGATACTTATGTGCTTTATTCTACAGGAGGATATCATCCTTTTTATGGAGTTAGCGGTACTGAACCAATATATCAAGAACCTATATGGCCTTGTGTAAGAAGAATTAATTGGAAAAATAAAACTAAAAAAAATAATGGTTCTTTGAGAAATAATCATCATTCAACCCAAATAAATCCCACTTTTACGCCTTCTGGTTATCCAGAAATAGCCGTTGAAAGAAATAGAAAAGCAATAAGAAATGACTGGACTAAAATAAATAAAAAAGGAGAACACTACGTTTCCTCAAGATCTGTTCGTCAAACTCTAAGACTTCATAGAATCGTGTGTTTGGCATGGATTCCTAATCCTGCTAATAAGCCATTTGTTATGCATTTAGATAATGATCCCACTAATTATCTTATGAAGAATCTAAAATGGGGAAGTCCTAGAGATAATATGGTAGGAAAAATAAAAAGATGCCCTCAAACATTAGAAGAAAAATATAACGCATATAAAGCCAAAGGGTGGTGTAAAGGGATAAGAGTTTTATGAAAACAATTGTACTAGGTCCACCAGGAACTGGAAAAACATTTACTTTGCTAAACAAAGTAGATGATTATTTAAAAGAAACAGATCCAGATAAAATAGGGTATTTTGCATTTACTCAGAAAGCTGCACACGAAGCAAGAGACAGAGCCATTAAAAAATTTAATCTAACAGAAGATGATCTCCCATATTTTAGAACATTACACTCATTAGCATTTAGAAAATTAGGTATTAAAAAAGAAAGTGTTATGCAGAAAAATCATTATGTTGATCTTGGAAAAAAACTAGGTTTTCCAGTAAACTATGCAAGATATGAAGACGAACATGGAGGAATTTTTACATCAGATAGTGAGTATTTAAGAATTATTAATCTGGCTAAACTTAGAAATATTACACCAGAACAACAATATGATTTACATGAACATAATCAAGACTTAGAAAGAAATAAGGTTCGAATTATTTCAAATGAAATAGAAAGATAT